GCCAGCCAGTGCTATACCAGCGCCTACAGCTGAAATGACTCTAGCCCAGATCCGTTTGGCTGCCCAACAACGTGCAGACCGGGTTAATTCTAACTTCGTTGGTCAAGCTGAATGGCGTAGTTATATCAATCAGTCCATGTTCGAGCTATATGACTATCTCATTACGGTATATGAAGATTACTACATAGCTCCCCCGATCCAGTTTGTAGCCGATGGTATTACGTATCTTTATGACCTACCAAATGGCTCTAATACGTTTTTAAACGCTTTAAACCTTAACCAGACTATTACTCCTCCTCCCTATTATAAACTTGTGGGCGTCGATTTAGCCCTTCAGAACGTCCAGAACGCATACGTTACGATTAATAAGTTTAACTTCATCGACCGTAACCGCTTCGTATATCCTAATACAGCCAGTACTATCTATGGTGTATTTAACCTGCAATACCGAGTTATGGGCAATCAGATTGAGTTCATCCCGACTCCTAGTGGTGGACAAGCCATCCGCTTGTGGTACATTCCTAGACTTAAAGAACTCTTACAAGAGACAGATACTACTACCACCGGCATTTCAGGCTGGATCGAATACGTTATCGTTAGGGCTGCTAAGTACGCTCTAGATAAGGAAGAATCAGATACTACGGTCTTGACACAAGAACTAGTATTCTTAAAGCAGCGTATCCAAGAGTCTGCTATGAACCGCGATGCTGGTCAACCAGACAAGATCAGTGATACCCGCCGTAACAACGGATGGGGTAATGGCGACGGCTTTGGCTGGAACGGCGCGATAGGCGGGTTCTAATGGCCCTTCCTTACTTCCATAGCAAAGATCCACAGATGAACCTGCTTCAGACCCAGTGGAAGTCTCAGCTTAATCCAGCATTATCTAACCCATTGAATAATAGCAGTATTTTAATGAATGTGACCTTGGATGTAGGTACAAACGTCATTAATCACCTGCTCCAACGTGTTCAACAAGGCTGGATTATCACTGATATACAAGCACCTTCTGTTATATATCGTAATGCTCCGTTTAACACTATTACTCTGTCTTTGCATGCATCGGCTGCAACCACAGTGAATATCCTGGTGTTTTAATGGCATTACCGAAGATGGGCTATAACATTCAGCTAGGCGGCGGTCTTGATACTAAGACTGATCCGTTTCAAGTTGATATGGCCCACATGCTAGACCTTCAGAATATACGCTTTACTAAAGATAAAAAATACATAAAGCGTAATGGTTACGGGCAGTTAACTACTACTCCGTTCCCTGGATCTTCTAGCCTTTCTACACTCAATGATGGTCTAGTAGCATTAGGCCCAAACCTTCAGGCCTATAGTTCTACCGATGATACGTGGGTAAATAAGGGCCAACTTACTCCCCTAGACTTAACTACTCAGAACCTAATGGTGGAACAGTACTCCTTCCTAGTAGCTGATGCCGTAGTACTGCCCAATGGTCTAGCTGCCGTTATCGGTGGTGAGAATGACCAATTTGCGTCTATAGCCATTGTTGATACGACTACAGGTGAGACTTTATACCCTGTTACGGCCTTATTCCCTCAAGGAAGCGGTAGTAACTCCTGTATACTCCCTAGGGTATTTGCTGTTGGAACTAACTTCATATACACCTATATCAATATAGCCAATCAATTAGTTTATAGGTCTCAAACCATTGCTTCTCCTTTTACTTTGAGTGCTGAAGTAGTCATATCAACTGATGTAGAATCTTATTCTAGCCTGGGCCTTATATTCTATGACGGCAGCGTCGGTCCTAATGGTAATCTATATTTGGCCTGGACCGCTGCCAATGATACTATCAACCTAGCCTATCTTGATCCAGCCCTAGTATTAAGCGGCGTGACGAATATACCCGATCCAGGGCCTAACTTAGCTATCTATGCTGATAATACAAACGTTTGGGTGACTTGGATCGATACTACTCCCCAAGCCAATGGTAACAATACCACTATACCCACTACATTGATGGCAGCGGCCTTTGATTTAACATTAGCTCCAGTATTAGCACCGACGCTGCTTACGACTCAAGACGGTATAGTCCGTATGAGTATATATTCATTAGCTGGTTTAGCTACGATAGTGTTTCAGACTGATACAGTATATGATAGCGGAGATATATTCATTCCTAGCCTATTCATATCGACTATAAACCTAGCTGCAGTGGTTACCGGACCGACTACGCTTATGCGCGGCGTATCGCTGGCTTCTAAGGTCTTTTTGAACCCAGATGGCGATCTAAACGTAATGGTCGCCTATGGTAGTTCTAATGATCCGACTGATACAGCTGAACAGATATCAATTAATCCGACTTACTTCCTATTAGATCTGAACACTACTAACCTTGGTAAATTGGCCCAGGCCAATGCCCAGGTGTATACACTAGATAACACTAGATCAGGTGTAATGACTCAGGTTTATGTGTACGGCGGGACTATCTATATCCCCTATATGAATGCCGATAACGTCATATCTGTTGGTTCTCATACCAATACGCCTACGGGCGGTCAAGTCTCGGCCGGTGCCTCAGAAGTGTTGACGTATGGCATAAGTATTGCAGTAATTACTCAGATCCAACCTATTAAGACTTCAGAGGCTGCCTCAGCCTTAGTTATCCCTGGAATGCTCACTAAATTCTATGATGGTAATAGTCTATCCGAAATGGGCTTTAACGTATTCCCTGAGTTCATCTACGCCACAGTTATGACTGGCGGCTCAATGACCGCTCAGGAATACATGTACTCGGTGACGTATGAGTGGACTGATAACTCAGGTCGCATATATCGCTCGGCGCCGTCTATTCCTATCACTGTAGTAGTTCCGACGCCCGGCGGCGGTCAAGTAACTATCAATATACCGACGTTAAAGCTTACTGAGAAGGCCAATGTTCGCATAATGATCTACCGCTGGTCTACAGCCCAAGAAGAGTTCTTTTTGATTAATAACCTTCCTGGAGAAGATCAAGCGCCCATTAATGATCCAACAGTAGACTATGTATCATATCAGGACGATGCTTCTGATGCTGATATTGAGGGTAATACTCTCCTTTATACGACTGGTGGAGTATTAGAAGATATCGCACCACCAGCCACAATAGCCTCTACAGTAGTCAAAAACAGGGTATGGCTGCTCGATGCTGAGGACCGTAACTTACTCTGGTTCTCTAAGACTTTAGTTGAAGGCGCCCCTATAGAGTTCTCAGATTTACAGACAGTGTACGTCTCCCCATCTACCAATAGCCAAATGCAAGGCCATGACATATTAACTACTCTTGGTCAAATGGACGATAAACTAATCATTTTTGCTGAGAAATCAATACGTTACATCGTTGGTAATGGTCCTGATGCTACTGGCGCTAACTCTGATTATGGTGATCCAACCCTTATCTCATCGTCTATCGGTTGTGAGAACACTAATTCAATCGTAATCCAACCTAATGGCCTTATGTTCCAGTCCGATATTGGTATATGGCTGTTGGGTAGGGACTTAAGCACCAACTATCTCGGTGCTCCTGTAGAATTATACAATAACAGCATGGTTTTAGCAGCTACCACTATAGCCGATGAAACTCGTTGTGCATTTATCCAAGCATCAGGTAACATATTGATTTATGACTACTTTTACAATAGATGGTCAAGAGATACAGGCATTGCTTCCGTTGGATCTACAGTATACCAAGGCCTTCACACTCTGTTGAATGCTGCTGGACAAGTCTCCCAAGAAACTCCTGGAGTATATACAGACTTAGGTGCTCCAACGCTTATGACATATGTTACTCCTTGGGTTAAAATGATGAACCAAATGAGTGGTTCCTCTCCTTTACAGAACCTCCAAAGGGTAAACCATTTCATGATCTTAGGCGCTTGGTATAGCCCTAGTGCTATCTCTGTTCAGATAGCCTATGACTTCGATCCAACAATCGTTCAGACCACGCCTATTACATTTAATGACTTTGTTATCTATAACTGGCGTATATTCCTAGATAGACAGAAGTGCCGCAGTATGCAGATAACCATACAGGAAGTCTTTACAGGCACTCCAGGCGCTGCATTTGACTTCTCAGGCTTAGATATAGTCGGTTCTGGTAAGTTGACGTTCCCGAAGATTTACTCTAGTAATTCTGTCGGATAAGTGATATATTATACTTGACGGGCAGTCGGTAGCTATGGCATCGGAGTGCCATTGGAACCGAGGATCGT